GATGTCGGCATGTGCCGCAATAAAGACTGAATTAATGTAACTTTTATACTTAGGGTCAGACCAAACTTCTCCAAACTCAGTTTTATAAAACTTTTTTTCTATTTTAGTTTTTCCAGAGTCTGCTTCTGTAACAACTAACGTTTTCCAAGCTCCGGTTCCTGCAATTTCAACATTACAAGGCCCAAATGATACAGCGCCATTATCTTTACAGAATCTTCGAAGAACATCGAATGTTTGTTCATGTTCAAAGATGCCTTTTCCAAAATGGATTTCAAAATCGCACTTACGGAAAGGAGGGGCAACCTTATTTTTAATAGTTTTTGCTGAAACGTTAATTCCTATGATGTTTCCTTTCTTATCTTTTATTTGTTGTCCAGCGCCTAGTTTGATTCTTACAGACGAGTGAAAAGGGATTGCTTTTCCGCCTGGCGTAGTAGTTGGATCTCCATACATGACTCCAACTTTAGTTCTAATTTGGTTTAGACAAATAAATAGCACTTTTTCATTAGCGATAATACCAGTGATTTTTCTCATGCCTTTTGATATAACTCGAGCATTTAAACCGATTGTTTGTTTATCATAATCGCCTAGCAATTCATCTTTAGGAGATGTAGCTGCGACAGAATCCCAAATAATAGTAATTGGTACATCTTTTTGTAGCGCCTTGGCTTTTATAATTGTCTTTTCAGCAATACCTAAAACCTCTTCAGTGCAATGTGTATCTACGTATACAAACCTTTTTGATATATCGACCCCTAGTAATGCTAGATTGTCGACAGAGGTTGCGTTTTCTGTATCGATATATACTACTATACCTCCCATCTCTTGGGTACTCTTCGCGATCTGGATAGCTATGTGCGATTTACCAATCGACGGTGGGCCGAATATTTCTACGATTCGACCTACTGGCAAACCTCCTTTTGGTCGACCCGAGACTATATAATCAAGCTGGTGACTTCCAGTCGAAACCCAATTATCAACATGGGTTGGCGAATCATCTACCGAAAGATTATACGCAACTCGAGCTCCATGGTCTTTATTTAGTGATTTAATCAGATCTGCAGTAAAGTCTTGATCTTTGTTCTTTTTTGACATAAATTATCTCCTTTATTTAAATTTCATACTAGTATATTACTATTAAAAAGCATTATTTACAAAGAAAGGGAGAATAAATCTCCCTTTCAAAGTCACTCAAACCAAGCTTCTATTTAAAAACCTAAGTCTTTATCTAGATCTGCAAAAGCATCATCGATGTTAGTTCCATAGCTTTTGTTTGTTGGCCCGCGAGTTTTTGAGGTAGGCGCTTGCGTTTTTACCTGCTCTCGAGACTTAGGGCTGTCTGCCTCTGCCTCTTCATTATCTCCGTTTAGCCAAGCGTTGATAATGTTTTCGAGCTGCTCGTATGATTTTAAAGAATAGATGTCATCTAAGTTTGGAATGTCGCCAGTCCAAGTACTTATCTGATCTTTTGTACCTAATGACGTCGCCTTTGGTCTCGGCATGACATCAGTCATTGCAAACATTTTGCCTGGTTGCTTAGTACATGTTACTTTAATATCGTGACCTTCATGGTTATCTGTAATATCGCCGTAATCTGGATCGAGCATGATATTTAGAAGAGACTGATAAACAGTTTTTCCAAATGCCCAAAGCCGGACTCCTTCACTTTCCTCTCCGCGAACAACAACTGCAGCATATGTTCTCATCTTAGGGTATAGCTTTTTTGCCATCTCGTAAGACTCTTTGGTTCCTTCAGATTTTAAGTTTTGAATCAACTCTTGAATAGGATCTGGTTTACCAAATTGGTGAGGAGTAAGAAGACCTGGATTATTACCGATATTATAATAAAACCAACGCTCTTTGAATGGGTTACCGTCATTATCAGTAAACCCGATAATACGTACGTTGACAGTTTCCCCTTCCGGTGGACGCCACATAACTCGACGTTTTGAATTAGCGCCAGAAAGAGAGTTTAGTTTTTTACGAATTGCATCAAAATCAATAGCCATGATTATTACTCCAAATGTTTAAATGTTTTTTATTGATTGCGTCGACGTTGCCGACACTTATAATCTACACAAGTAGATCATGTTGTACAAAAGTTTATTGAATTATTTTGTTTGAATAAATTTATAAAGTTTTTCAGCTTCTTCTAATATTTTTTCGGTCGTTGGCATCTTTGGCCAATTAACGGTTTTAGGATCGACCTGATCTCTATCGCATAAATAACGAAGTCTTTCGTATTCTTGGTGATACTGACTTGATAAAATGTCCTGGGCTTGGGATAATATACTAGCCCTTAAAGAATATGCATTCATTTTTTTACCTTGTGTTGTGTGTTGTGTGTTGCACATATATTATGTACAAACCTACTCTAATTTAAAACACACTTTTGGTAAAACGACAGATGCTATCTTTTTTTGTTATTATGACCTAATGGCACCTGGTAACCTCTTATCGATCCGCCAGCTAATGTCGATATTTCGTCGACGTCTTTGCTTCTCCCATCCTCGGATGACAGGTCAGGCTCTGTTAAAAGAAACTCGTCGTCTTCTAAATCGACTTCTTCGTCTTCGTACAGGTCTGGATACTTTTTTTCTATAGCTGCTTTAGACAGCCCAGATGCTTTCATTCTTGCAATTTTAACGTCTCTAAAATCGTTTTTCCCATCGGAGTTTTGATCTTTAGCTTCAATCAATGCCTGGCGGATGATTTTTCTTAAACTGGATTCTGTTAGTAACATTTAGTTTCTCCTTGGTCTTACTACGGTTTAGTGGTTATAATTATGCTATTGAATCAGTAAAGTATTAGCAGATTTTAATAATCTTCCAAGATTGTTATATGGTTTGTCATTTGCCGCTGTTAAAACCGCCATAATCTCAGAAGAACTTAGACCGAAGTTTTTCACAGTAGCTATTTCAACTGCTCTCGTAACCCATGTGGTACCATTGAGTTTTGGGTTCCTTTTATAAAGCAATCCTAACTTTTCAATATGCCAACTTGAATCGTGCGGCTCAAACATTCTCGTTTCAGAATCACCGCTTTCGGCAATCGCTCTTAAAAAGGCGACTGTGTATATTTCTTGTACATCTACCTTATAATCCGCGATTATCTCTAATTTTCTCATGATTTGAGAAAGCTGCAGCGCCATGTCGACAACCCCGCCTGGGAATGATCCATACTCATCTTTTTGTGCGGCACATGGTGACATTACTAAACTGTCACCTAGCTCTTCGACAAATGCCGACAACCCTTTATTATCTAGCTTTTCAATAATGTTTGCAAATTTTTTATAGTTTGTTTCTAATTGGTCGATTTCAGACATAATAACGCTCCTTTGTTACGTTTTATTATATCTGAAATTATTTATATTTACAATGAAGACCAGGCATTTCTCGACTTATAAACAATAATCGCTTCTTCTGATTGAATGTATTGAAATTTTACAGGAATAGATGGTTTTAGATTTAATCCAGGATTTGTTCTTTCTAAAGCTTCTACTGTCGAAGAAAACCAAAAAGCATAAGTCCTTAAAAATTTTCTAGGGTCTTTTTTTGCTAGATTTAGCCCTTCATTAGATAACTTGACCAATACTGCTCTCTTTTTTTTCTGAGAAGATTTTACTATTTCTGGTTTGTCAAACAAGTCTTGCAAATATTTAGCTTTTTTATTACCAGTTGCGCTTGATATCATTTGAGTAAAACAGCTGTTTAAAAATTCAACAAATGTATCTTTTGGTTGAATTTCTATTCCTAGATCACTTAGCAAGCCGCTTGGATTAGACTCTGCGCGCTGTTTTAAATTTTTAATGCTAGCGCTAGGCCGGCCGGATAAAAGCGCCTGCGCATTTCCAGTCACTACTCGCGCGTTATCTTTTTTAGGTAGAGTTTTTTCTGTTAAAATTTCAAATAGTCTCATTTAATCACCGTACATTCTATTGGAAGCTTTATATCTTCGTTTATATATAAGTATTCTGGGATATCACCTTCTCCGCTAAATATGCATGCATCATGAATAATCCAATGTGGAACAAGATCTTCTCTTTCTTTAAAAAACTTGCTAAAAGCCAATAGTGCAGCGTCTGCAGCAGAGGATTGAAGCCACAATGCTAACAGATGGTGACCGTTAACGTTTTCGACACTTATTGGCCGGCCAAAATAATTTCTAATCCATCCATTCTTTTTGTCTTTTTCTAATTCTTCAATCCAGTGAGGTATTGCGAAATACTCCGATATTTCCGGAACTACTCTTGACCCGTATAATGATGAAATAATAGAAACTTTAACATATGATCGATCTCCTTTTAGATTTAGATCTTTTTGAATATTTGCATATAGATCTCCATGGATTTCTTTTCCTAGGAAAGCCAGCAATAATCTAGGCTCCATGTTTTTAAAGTCTATTTGCCGGCAGTCTTTTACTATGTTACGATGAGTCGACTTTATAGTTAATACAGATGGACCCTCGGTAACCCTTAGGCGACCGGTTTTTGTTTTCCTGTCGTATCTTACTGCGTCAATAGAACCAGTGACAGGATTGAACCCAGGGAGATTAACGTTCAACGCTTTAAGAGATGCATATCTAGCTCTATTTATTTTTGCTGGCTTCATTGACCACATAAAATCTTGGCACTCGCGCCATA